GTCACGCGCGACTGCGGGCCGGTCTGATCAGCGGCAACATGCGGCAGTGTCCAGCCCTCGGGGAGCGGCTGACTCCAGAGCTCGATAGCCACGCCGAACGTGGCGAGCTTCACGGCGAGATCGCGACCTGCTTTCCGAACGCCGTAGAGCAGCTTCGCGATGTGGCCGTCGTCGAGCTCGAGGAAGTGGGAGAGCTTTGCTTGTGAGCCCTCATGCTCGGCGAGCAGTGCCCACAGCGCCGGAATGGCTGCCGAGGTTGAGTCTCCGAGGGTTGTCCGACGACGCTCATCCGACCGAGCACGCTCATCCGCCATGTCGTGAGGTTTACGGCCAATCGGCAGGCCTGTCAAGCGACAGGCTCTATTCAGGTAGGGCCAGCGTCTTGTTTGATCGCAATGTGACTACGCAAAAGGCTGTTCCGCCGATGAAGACGCGGGCCGAGCGCATCAAGTACGCGGTGATCGAGCTCGAGGGCACGACGCTGCAAAAGGTCGAGCAAACGCTCCGGTTCACCAAAGGGCAGCTCAGCCGGTGGACCAGCGGGAAACGCGGCGCCGAGCGGATCGACGTCGACATGATGACGAAGCTCGCAAACCACTTGCACGTCGAATTCGACTGGCTCGTGCGCGGCGTCTTGCCTGTGCGAGCCGGAGGCCGCGATACGAGTCCCTTTGAAGAGGCGATGGTCCTCGCACGGCGCTCGGGAACTCGGGAGGAAGCCATTCAGTCTGCATGGGCTCGCTTTCAAGATCGCCAGGCAACAATGACGGCCCTCGAATGGGCCGCAGCGATCCATGGCGAGTCTGTAGTGTTGGAGCGCGTTGCCGCCCAATCGCACGAGCCGATAGACATCACTGCACTTCCGAGGAGGGTTGACAAGGACAAGCGCTTGAAACCCAAAGGGACGCAGGACGAGCGATGAGGATCGCCGCTGTTATCTGCGCATTCGCGCTCACCGGGTGCCCCGCTGCCTTCATTCTCGGCGCAGCTGCGAAGAAGGGGCAGGAGAGCGACCTTCATCCCATCACCGCTCACGACTACGACGCGTGGACAGGCGCGCCGAAGGTCCAAGTCGAGACGCATCGCTACTACGGGACGCTGCCTCGTGAGGTCCGCGCAATCTCGGACGGCTCCGAGATGTGGCTCATTCGCCACTGCGCTGGGAAAGAGTGCTGCCTTCACCAGTTCATCATCGAGAGCGATGTAGTCACGCAGTACCGAACGACAGGGCCATGCGGCTTCGACTGCAAGATGTGGCCAGAGCCGAAGGTGAAGACGTGCGAGGGCATGGGAAGCGCTCCACTGCCCAAGCATCTCCCCGGTGAGTGCGAGCCTGCGCCGATGTGCCAATAAAAAGCGCAGTCAATAAGGCCGCGTAATGGCTTTGGAATGCGCCTAATCGTCGCTCGCCTTGATGCCTGACGATTGACAGGCCTGTCTGATGGCCGTATAAACCATCTCAGAGGTCGCGACGCAGTGTCGCCCTTCGGGAGTGGTTCACCCATGGTCTACGTTTTCCGCGTCGTCTCGCCCGGTAACGATCTCGACGGCGAGTCCTGGGACTTCCAGGACACCACCTACGCGTCCGCATCCCAGCGCGCGTATGCCAAGCTCGCTGACACGTTCGCGCTCGCGAGCGAAGAGCGCCGCGAACGGACGCACCTCGCGTTCGTCGGTGAGTTCGCATCGAAGAAGGCCGCGGAGTCGGGTGTCTCGCTGATGCCGAGCGACGTTGACACCGTCCTCGCGGTGACCCTCGCCGAAGACATGAGGGCGTCGTGAGCATCCGCGAAGAGCACTACTGCTTCGTCGCCCGACTCAAGATCCGCGACGTCGCAATGTCCCTCGCTCGTGCCGGTCTCTCCGACGAGACCATCCGCGAAGCGATGGCCGACATGGCGCAGACCGAGGCTGAGCGCGCCATCGCGTGGGCCGCGAAGGAGGATGCTCGACAGGCAGCTGCAGATCGGGACCCGTCGTACCAAGACGAGGTGTCGCCGTGATTCATGACATCACCAAGATCCTCGCCGACTCGCAGGCACTCACGGAGATCGCCATCAAGTGCGGCGTCACCATCGCGCAGGCACGGCTCGTAGCAGCGGCGTTGGGGGAGTTGCCGGCGGAGCAGGTCATCAGGTTGTGCGGGGTCGCGCGTGAGCGCCGGATTCAGCAAATCAATCGGGAGACGCGGCGATGAGCAAGGCACGACAGAATCTCACCAAGCGCATCAAGCAAGAGACCGACGAAAACAAGTCGGCCCGGCTCATCGCTCGCCTCTCCAAGAAGAAGCGCAAGGCGCTCGGCATTCCGGAGCAGACCTCGTGAGCGCCGCGGTCAGCATCGACGGTCGCACGCACCTGCACGTCGTCACGAACAGCGAGCTCCGCGAGGCCCGCGCCTGCATGCGCCGCCATCGCATCAAGTACATCCTCCGCCGTCGCCCTCGCTCGGCAAGCGAGCCGCTCACGTTCGGCACGCTGACACATGCCGGCCACGAAGCATGGCGCAAGGCCAAGGCTGTGTCGCAAGACCCGTCCGACATGTTCACCGCCGCCGTCGAAGCGATGCGCGACCACGCAGCTAAGAGCGACAACATCGACGAGTACATGCTCGTTACAGTCGAAGAGCTCATGCGCGGCTACACGGCGCGCTGGGCCGACGATGGCTATCGCACCGTCGCTGTCGAGCAGTCCTTCGATGTGCCGCTGGTGAACCCGGAGACGGGTCATCCGTCGCGCACGTTCCGCATCGGTGGCAAGTTCGACGGCATCATCGCCAGCCGACTCAGCAACGGCGAAGAGCGACTCCACGTTGAGGAGCTGAAGACGACCGGCAGCGACATTGAGCCCGGCTCTCTCTATTGGGAAAAGGTCCGCGCGCTCGATTCGCAAGTCAGCATCTACATCAGCGGCGCACGAGCGGCAGGGTTCGACGTGGCCGACTGCATCTACACGGTCATCCGCAAGCCTGGCATCCGACCGCTGAAGGCGACGCCGGAAGAGTCGAGGAAGTACACCAAGGCCACCGCGAAGGAGCCGTCGCGTCTCTACGCGGGGCAGCGCGATGCCGACGAGACTCCCGAGGAGTATCGCCTTCGCCTGCGCGCCGACATCGAAGAGAAGCCGGGGCGCTACTTCGCACGTGGCACCATCGTTCGCCTCGAGCATGACGAGCGCGAGCACGCGTTCGACATGTGGCAGAGCGCCAAGATGCTCCACGAGGCCGAGCGCTCAGGGTTTGCGCCGCGCAACCCCGATGCGTGCTCGTCGTTCGGCGGCTGTGAGTACCTCGCGGTCTGCACCGGTCAAGCGTCGCTCGACGACGATCGTCTGTTTCGCACGGCGAGTGCCGCCCATGAAGAGCTTCAGTCCGTTGAGTAGTGAAACTGCGTTGCTGTTGAACGCGCGCAAGGAGTGTGACGAATGCTGAATACGGTTCGACAAACCCGAAGAGAGGCGCCCGTGCGCGTCCTCGTCCATGGCCCAGGAGGGTGCGGCAAGTCCACGTTTGCCGCCGCTGCACCCTCACCCATCTTCTGTGCGGCTGAAGACGGTCTCCTCAACATCGACGCGCATGCGTTTCCCGAGCCCAAGACGTGGGCGGATGCGCTTGCGCAGGTCGACTCGTTGGCGACCGAGAAGCACGCCTTTCGCAGCTTGGTCGTCGACTCGCTCGACTGGCTCGAGCCGCTCTGCTGGCAGGCTGTCTGCGAGAAGGGCGACGCGAAAGGGCGCAAGCAGCCCAACATTGAAGCCTTTGGCTACGGCAAGGGTTACATCGCTGCGCTCGACGAGTGGCGCGTGTTTCTCGCGCGGCTCTCGGCAGTGCGAGCCAAAGGGCTCAACATCATCCTGATCGCTCACTCCGTTCGTAAGAGTGTGAAGAATCCCGAGGGCGACGACTACGAGCAGTGGCAGTGCAAGCTGCACGACAAGGCCGCTGGGCTCATCAAGGAGTGGGTCGACGTCGTTGGCTACGCCTCACACGAAGTGTTGACGATGGAGAACGACAGTGGCCGCATCAAAGGCATCGCGTCTGGTAAGCGCGTTCTGAAGGTCGCCCCAGCGGCGGGGTACGACGGCAAGACGCGCTTTGCGATGCCCGAGGTGCTGCCGCTTGACTGGCCATCGTTCGAGCGTGCGGTGCGTGATGGTGGAGCGGGGGCGCTCGACAGGCTTCGCGGTGAGCTGTCGGCGAAGCTCGTCGAGCTCGGCAACCCCGAGGTCGAAACGAAGGCGCGCGCGTTCGTCGCATCGCGCGGTGAGACGGTGGCCTCGCTGGCCGAGGCTATCGCAACGGTTCAAACATATCTCCAGAAGAAGGCAGGGTGATCGCTATGGCAATCGAAGCAGGTACGTACAAGGCGCGCGCGACGAAGGTGCTTCTCTCGCAGGTCGGCGCGAACAAGACACCGGCGATCCAGGTCGAGTTCCGGCTCGAGAACGGCAACACGATCCGCTGGGACGGCTGGCTGACGACCGACAAGGCTCAGGAGCGCACCATCGAGTCGCTCGAATACTGCGGCTGGACTGGTGATGATCTCTCTGTGTTCGCTCGCGACAACGCCCCGCTGCAAGGGCTCGACGCGAACGACGTCGAGCTCGTCATCGAGATGGAGCCGTCACAGGACGACGCGACGAAGCTCTATCCGCGTGTGAAGTGGGTCAACCGCATCGGCGGCCGTGGTCTCAACGTCGAGAACGTGATGCCCGCGACGGAGGCTGTCGCCTTCGCCCAAAAGATGAAGGGCCTCGTGCTGAAGACGCGCGCCAAGCAGCCGGCCGCTGCAGCGAATGGCGGTAAAGCGCCGTTCTGAACCTCTGCGAGTTTGAACCACTCGCGAAGCGACCTGGTCACGTCGAGAAACTGACCACTACCTATGTCCACCTTACTCAACAAAGCCCTCATCGAAGTCACGAAGCCTGCGCTGGTGTGGCGTGTTCGCGTCCGTGAAACGGGGGAAATGGGAACGGTCATCGATGTCGATCCGACCGATGGTTGGATTTATTGGTTCGGCGAGGACCGGAGTTGTCACGTGTCGAAGCCAGATTTTTTGGAGACTGTGTCGTGAACCGCTGCCCCACAACCTCCGGTCCGTATCAGTGCACCAAGGACTTGAAGTCTGACGGCTCGCCGCATGATGGCGAGTGCGAGGTGCGCGCACCCGAATACGCAACGACGAAACCAAAGAAGACGAACCCTCCACCGGAGCCCAAGCCATGATCGGCGTCAGAGTCGTCAACGGCAAAGTCCGCACGGGCCCTGTGCGTCGCACTCTCGTGCCATTCTCCTACGCAGATTCGATTCGCGTGAGACAGCTCATCGCTCGCACGTCAGTGAAGGGCGCAGAAATCATTCTCGGTGTAGCGAGGTCGACCCTCGATGCAGCGCGTTGCCAGGGGTGCGTGGAGCAGAAGACGCACGCGAAGGTGGTTGAGGTACTCGACATCGTGGATGGGTGGCGCAAGTGACTACTCTACTCGACGAAATCGCTGAGCTAATACTGAAGGCACTTGCATGTCCAGATCCCGCAGATGCCTCGGCTACGCTCGCGTCAGCTCCCAAGAGCAAGCCCAAGGGTCGTCTCTCCAAGACCAGCAAGCCGCGATCACCGCGTACGCGAAAGCGCGCGGCCTAGCGGTAGCAAAGTTTTATGTCGAGGCCGAGTCAGCCATTCACGAGAAGATTGAGC